GAAGTTTAAGCTGACACCGAAGTTTTATCTCGATACTCTTTGTATGGCTAGGGCATTGCATGGGGTTGATGCAGGAGGTTCTCTCAAAGTATTAGCCGAGCAATACAACATCGGGGTGAAGGGAACTGAGGTCGAGGATGCTTTTGGGAAGCAGAGAACTGGCTTCGAAATTAGCGCTCTTGCTCAGTATGGTGAGTATTGTAAGAACGATGTTGAATTAACATATGCGTTATACCAAATATTTTCTAGTGCGTTTCCAAAGGATGAATTAGGTTTGATAGACATGACCTTGCGTATGTTTATTAAGCCCGTCTTTGAGGTAGACCATGACCTATTAACTAGTAAGCTGAAGGAATTGAAAGAAAAAAAACTTGAACTCTTAGGTACGCTGAAAGAAAGGCTAGTGTGCGCTGATGAAGAAGCCGTGCGTAAAAAGCTGGCTAGTAACAAACAGTTTGCACAAGTGCTAAAAGACTTTAATGTAACACCACCTATGAAGAAAAGCGTTACTACAGGTAAGCCTACTTTTGCTTTAGCTAAGAATGATGAGGATTTTATAGCACTACTTGAACACGAAGACCCGATAATACAGCAGTTGGCATCTGTTCGTTTAGGAACTAAATCAACCATAGAAGAGAGCAGAATTGAACGATTCATTGATGTTGGAAAACGAAACAACGGCAGATTACCAATCCCACTTAAGTACTACGGCGCACATACGGGTAGGTGGGCAGGGAGCGATAAGGTTAATTTCCAAAACTTACCCTCAAGGGATAAGAAAAAGAAGACACTTAAAAATGCAGTCAAAGCGCCCGAGGGGATGCTTATCATTAATTGCGACTCGTCACAGATTGAAGCTAGGGTTCTTGCGTGGCTATCGGGTCAGGAAGACCTCATACAATCGTTTGCTGATAAGAGAGATGTTTACTCCGAGTTTGCGTCGAAAATTTATGAGCGAGAGATTACCAAGAAAGACGCTGTTGAAAGGTTCGTGGGTAAGACCTGCATCTTAGGACTTGGCTATGGTACTGGCGCATTAAAATTACAACACACACTAAAGACACAACCCCCCGGGGCCGACCTTACTAAAAAAAAGTGTGATGAAATAGTTACTCTATACAGAGATAGTAATGACAGAATTACTTCTCTTTGGAAAGAAGGCGATACTGCGCTTAAAAATATGTGTAAGTGGTTACCTGAGTTTATGCCTCATAGTTATGGAGAACATAACTGCGTCAAGATACATGAAGACGGGTTACAGTTACCCAACGGACTTTATATCCGTTACCCTGACCTCAAACTGAATACAGATGAACTTAGCAGAGGGTATTGTTACAAATCACGCAAAGGTCTTGTATCTATATGGGGTGGGTCAGTTGTTGAGAACGTAGTTCAAGCATTAGCTAGGATTATCGTAGGTCAGCAAATGATTAAACTGGCGGAGCGCTATCGTCCTGTCTTAACAGTACACGATGCGGCTGTGTGCGTAGTGCATAAAGATGATGCAGATGAGGCGCTTGCATGGATTGTCAAGGTTATGTCAACACCACCAGACTGGGCGGTAGGGCTACCCGTTGCTTGTGAAGCTAACTATGGACGTACTTATGGAGACTGTTAATGAATCAAAATATATTATGGATTGTAGCAATGTGGATTGTATTTTGTGGACTTATAATTTATCTTACAGAGATAAGTCGTAAGGAAGAAGTATATAAACTGAACTGCGAACTACTGCTTGGTGGTTGGCACCCTGATGTACCTAAAGATTACGCAAAGTTATGCGAAGAAGCTAAACAAACAATGAGGAGCGATAGATGAAACCAAGTGCATACATATCCGATGGCGGTATATTGTTTAAAGAGTCACCACCTGATTCAATACTTAAACTAACACCGTTGTACGCAATTCGTGAGTTAACCATGAACCCTGACATCTTACCAACGCTTGAAGAATGGCGACTAATTTGTAAGATGGTTAAAGGTAGTAAGAAATGAAAAAACATAGAAAAATGTCGGAGCAAATGGAAAAAGACATACAAGAGATTGTTGATTTCTATATGCAATTCGTAACAGGCGAACATTTTTCAATAAGAGAAAGTCTTGAGTATTTTTGGAAGTGCATGAATGATTACACAATAGAAGATTATTTAAAAACTGTTCGTGAACGAAACACGAGTAAGAAAAGTTAATGCGAATTCAATTAACTAAATCTGAATTAATCTTTTGCAAACTTGTTGGGAAGATGCGTTACCAAACAACGAGCAGTGTATGCGAAGAACAAATTCAATCAGAACTTAATCCTGAGACTATCTGTATAGATGGCGTGATTGGTGAATACTGCGTAGCGAAGCAGTTAAATTTACACTTCAGTTTAAACACCGACTTGCGTGTTGACTGGGGTGCAGATTTGGTTACGCATGAAGGTAGAACTATCGATGTAAAAACAACTCGTTCAAGAAGGGGGGACTTAAATGCAACGTTAACTTCTGTTAACAAGAAGTTTGATATTTATGTGTTGTGCGTATTAGAGCCTGATGGTTGTGACATTGTTGGGTGGATTTATGGTAATCAGTTTTTAATACCTGAGAATATTGTGCAAGGTGTCAAAGGTGATTACTACAAAATAACTAAAGATAAACTAAGTACAAACTTTAAAAGGGAAGAGGATGAGTAAAGAGATTTACTGGGTAGTTGGGTTGTGGTTATTACTGGCTTTTATTTTAATGATTACTGGATAACTTATATGAAAACACTTGTAGATTACGAAGACATGGAGAACTTAGTAAAAGATTTGCGGGAGCAATTACGGGTCTTGCAGCAAGAAATAGACCGTTTAAACGCACTGCTAGAAATCCGGGCGCAGCAAGACAGGATTGATATTGACGGGAGGTGCTGATGGAAGATTTGGTAAACCACCCATCGCATTACAAAGTTGGCGGTATAGAAACGATTGACTTCATAGAGGCAAAAGGTTTGAACTATCACCTAGGCAATGCGGTTAAATATATTTCTAGGGCTGACCACAAGGGTACTGCTATACAAGATTTGAAGAAGGCGGTTTGGTACATTCTTAGAGATATAGAAAACAGGGAACAATAATATGGGATGCGATGAGTGTGGCGAGAAGACAGAAATATTAGATACACGTACCTACAAAGAAGAGAACAATGATTTTATATTTACTCAACGAAGAAGAGCGTGTCTAGAATGTAAGAATCGGTTCAATACTATCGAAGTAACGATGGATGTATGGAAACAAATGTTTGATGAATGAGCGTCAGAAATGGTTTTTGCTGCTACAAGACATCGGGTGCATAGTATGTTTAAACACTTTTGGTGTACGCAGCGAGCCAGATATTCATCACATTTTAAGAGGTAAGGGTAGGATAGATGATTTCCACACTCTTCCTCTTTGTCCATCGCACCATCGATTGGGAGAGAATAATCAGTTACTTGTTTCCCGTCATCCTTGGAAAAAGGAATTCGAGAAACGTTATGGAACTGAGTGGGAACTCCTAGAGCAAGTACAGAAGTTAGCCCAAGAAATGCAAGACAGTAAGAAGATATTCTAGCGGTAATCTTTTCTTAACTGTTTAATATTCTCGGTTAGGCTAATCTCAATGTCATGCAGACTGTCTAACTGTTCTCTCTTCTCATCAGGAGATAAACCTTTAGTATCGTTAACATACTTACGAGCCTCACGTACCTGTTTCATATTCTTATCAATCGTATTGATGTAGCCACGCATATTGTAGAGGCTACCGTTCTCTTTCATATACTCCATGTAGGCATCAATATCGCCTGACTTTTCTAATAGATTGAGTGTACGAATCACGGTATTTACTTCCTGTTTTAAATCATAGTAGGCTGAGATTGTACCTGAGTCACCGGAGAAGAATCGTTTGATAACCGGCATCTGCTCTAAGCGCATCGTTGCTCTTACATCGTCACCCTGTAATCTGTAAACGGCATCTAACATCTGTAGGGCATACGTACCCATCGTACCTGTGTAGCCACGAATTAGATTCTCAATCTTAATTGGCGATGACCCAAGAGTCGCTCCAATATCTTTAGCAAACTGGGATGTGCTCTGTGTGTATTGAAACTGAGGGGCTAAATCTTCCATGCCACGACCAACGATGTTTTCTCCAGTAAAGAAAGAATGGTTAGTCACGTTCTCAACAATTGGTATGAACGCCTGTGGTATTGGGTTGAACTGTAGAGTGTTGGTCATGTTACGGAAGATAGACTCACGTAAATCTTTACCGGTGTCGTTACCAAACATGGCCTCAAGAACTCGCTCAGGGAGAACCTTAAATACTACGCCTAGTTCAAACGGGATTGGAAACCTGAATGGCTTATCGTTAATTGATACGGCTGGAATAATCCAGTAGTTATCACGTTCTTCTTTGGATAACTTCTTGTACTCATCGCTATCAGTCATCATGAACCAGTACGCCATTGATAGACCCATCATTATCAATGCTCTATTGGCGAATGCTTTCTTCTGAACGTCTGCGTTCTCGGTAGCCATCCTACCCCAACCGGAACGGTACAAGACATCTAAACCTTGCACACGGGCGTTAAAGAAAGGCACGACTGCTGATACGATTTGAATAATAGCGGAGTTACCCTTACGTGAGAAGTTAAGAACTTCCATCGCTTGGTAGAATGCTTCTGCCTCGTTACCATTAGGAAACTCAGGTGACTTAGTTCTTTCAAGGGTACGCTTATAAATCTCTGCACGAGTAGCCATATCGGATGCGTGAGAACCTTGTTCCAACATATCCCAAAATGTAGTGAGCGATTCTAACTTAGTCTTCTGACCAGCCATCTTACGTAACTCTTTAGCCACACCTTTAGACGTACCTTTTACGTCACCGGAGAAATCATAGCCGGTTAAACCAGCCAGAGCCAAAGCCTGTGCTTCTGGGGATGAGTTGGTTAACGTCTTGCTAAACTGTTTAAACGTATCTATCACGGGCCTCATGTCAGTTCCGCTGGTAATCCAAGCCTGTAGCGAATCACGACCTAAGTTGGCAATCATAAAGCCGGGGTCTTTTGTTACAAAGTTACGTAATAAGTTTGCCGGAGCGGCTAACCAAGATAGCCATTGCATCTGTGGAGTGTTTAAACCCTTTAATGCTTCGTACAGCAGGGGGTCTGCAACACGGAAATATTTGTTCTTGCCATCTTGT